TTAGGAGAAATGCAACAGGGAGCAGTAGCTACCTCAGCATATGCCGGCCAATTTCAGCCCAAATCTACAGATACTGTAAATGGAGCATTGCCTGATGGGAGTGTTGGTTTGGATCAAATAATGAACTTAATGAATAAATAATGGCATTCGGAGCAAAAAGAATATTCCCTATAGATACCAAACCCGGAACCGGGGTTGGAGTAGCTATTCCTTTTAATGCTCCTGCTGTTTTTAAAACAACATATACTACAAAAGATGCTGTTAGAAATAATCTAATAAATTATTTTTTAACAAATAAAACCGAAAGATATTTAAACCCAAATTTCGGTGCCAATTTAAGAGCTTTTATTTTTGAACAAATTACAAATGGAAATCTAGATTTTTTAAAACAAGATATCCAAGCGCAATTAACTGCGTTTTTCCCAAATGTACTCGTTCAAAATCTAGAAGTAACCGGAAACCCGGATACATATGAAGCCAATGTTATATTAACGTATAACGTTGTAGATACGGGTATAAATGACGAAATATCAATAACATTCACATAATGGCACAAAGAAAAAACATACAATATATAAACCGAGATTTTGGTGAATTTAGAGCTAGTCTAATAGACTACGCCAAAACCTATTTCCCAACAACATACAACGATTTCACACCAGCCTCGCCTGGTATGATGTTTATGGAGATGGCCGCTTATGTAGGTGATGTTTTATCTTTTTATCTTGATAATCAAATTCAGGAAACATTTTTACAATATGCTCGTCAACCAAATAATTTGTATGAATTAGCATATATGTTTGGTTACAAACCAAATGTAACCCAAGTTGCCACAACAAATATTGATTTTTATCAACAGGTTCCTGCTGTATTATCGGGATCAACTTATGTTCCTGATTTTTCTTATGCCTTATCTATTGCAGATAATGCAATATTATCATCTCCTATTAGCCCAAATATACCATTTATTACAGAAGATCCAGTAGATTTCTCAGTATCTAGTTCAGGGGATCCTACCGAGGTTACTATATATAGTTTAAATGGTAATAATCCTGAATTTTTTCTCTTAAAGAAGGCTAGAAGAGCAATTTCTGCTACTATCAATACAACTCAGTTTACATTTGGGGCCCCTCAACAATTTTCTACTGTTACAATAAATGCAAACAGAATTATAGGAATCTTAGATATATTTGATACAGACAGCAATGAATGGTATGAAGTTGATTACCTAGCCCAAGAGACAATATTTGATAGTATTAAAAATACCAATGTAAATGACCCTAATTTATCCCAATATTCAGGGGATACTCCTTATCTTTTAAAGCTAGAGCAAGTCCAAAGAAGATTTGTTACAAGAGTTATAGATACAGGGTCACTACAAATACAATTTGGTGCTGGGAGCGCAACAGATACAGATGAAGAAATAACCCCAAATCCAGATAATGTAGGTATAGGATTACCATTTGAAAAAGATAAACTCACAACAGCTTATTCTCCTTCAAATTTCTTATTTACAAAAACATACGGCATTGCTCCTTCTCAAACAACATTAACTGTTAGATATTTAACAGGTGGGGGAGTAGAAGCAAATATTCCTGCAAATAATTTAACAAATATAACAGGAGATATTCAATTTTTAAATAATAATCTAGATGTTTCTACTGCAAATTATGTAGTATCATCATTAGCTGTTACAAACCCGATAGCAGCAGACGGAGGAGGAGATGGAGACACAATAGAAGAAATTCGCCAAAATTCTTCAGCAAATTTTGCAACACAACTTCGAAATGTAACACAAGATGATTATTTAGTAAGGGCATTATCTATGCCTGCTAAGTATGGTGTTATATCAAAAGCATATATTGAACCTACAAAGGCACAATCAGTATCATCAGGGGAAGCTTTAGGAATATTAGATTTATATGTTTTATCTTATGATTTCAATAAAAAATTAACTACTACTTCTCCTGCTTTAAAACAAAATTTGCAAACATATTTATCTTTTTATAGAATGATAAATGATTCTATTACTATAAAAGATGCATTTATCATTAATATTGGAGTAAATTTTGATATTATAGTATTACCTAATTATAATTCAAACGAGGTATTAATCCAATGCCTGGCGGCATTACAAGATTATTTTGCAATAGATAAATGGCAAATCAATCAACCTATAATCCTTAGAGATATTTATATCTTATTAGATAGAATTGAAGGAGTACAAACAGTTAAAAACATAGCAATAACAAATAAAGTAGGCACAAGTTTAGGATATAGTCAATATTCATACGACACTACAGGAGCAACAAGTGGTAATGTAGTGTATCCCTCACTTGATCCTATGATATTTGAAGTAAAATATCCAAATACAGATATTCAAGGCAGAGTAGTACCTTTATAATAATACAAAATGGCAGTATATAAAATATTCCCTTCTCAAGACGCTACATTATATTCGGCTTATCCTGCTATGAACACAGGAATAGACGAAATTTTAGAAGCATCTACTAATTTCAAAACAGGAGTTACAGAAACAAACGGAGAATATCCTCAAGCTTCTCGTTTTTTAGTTCAATTCGATTCTGATGAAATTACATATGTAAGTGCTTCTTTAATAGGAACAGCAAGTTGGACAGCTAACCTTAAGCTTTTTGTAGCCGATGATACTGGATTATCTGGTACTACAGCAGTAGCAGCTAACGCCATTGCTCAGCCATGGAATATGGGTACAGGGCGTTACTTAAATAATCCTGAAACCCAAAATGGTGTATCATGGAAATGGAGATCCTACTCAGGAAGCAATGCTTGGACTACTACTGGATTTTCTGCTGGGCAAACCGGGTCATATAATTTAACTACTAATCCTAATTCTGCAGGAGGTGGGGTATGGTGGACTGGTTCTCAAGCCACAAAAATATTCTCATATTATTCAGACTTAGACTTAAGCTTTAATGTTAAATCTATAGTAGAAAAATGGACGGGAAGCGCTTGGGCAAATTATGGATTTATAGTTAGACAAACAGAATCTCAAGAATTTGTAAATAGTGTTAATGAACAAGTAACTTTAAAATATTTTTCTAGAGATACCCATACTATATATCCTCCCTGCTTAGAATTTAAATGGGCTGATTCAGTATACAATACGGGTAGTTTAACAGTGTTAACTACTAATCCTGCTACTATTTTATTAGCCCAAAATCCTGGGGTGTTTTATGATCAAAGTGTTAATATTTTTCGTGTAAATGCAAGACCAACATATCCTCCAAAGGTATGGCAAACATCTTCTATTTATATGACTAACTATGCTTTACCAGCAGAATCATATTATGCTATAAAAGACTTGGATACTAACGAAATGGTTATAGATTTCGATACAACATATACTAAATTAAGTTGTGATGTATCAGGAAGCTATTTTAAATTATATATGAACGGATTAGAACCTGAAAGGTATTATACTGTTTTAATTCAAACTACAATTCAAGGATCAACAATAGTATTTGATGATAATTATAGCTTTAAAGTTGTTAACCCATAATGGCAAAAGAAATTATAGATTTAAGTAAAGTAGTATACAATAAAAATCAATACACTAAAGTAATTGATACGCAATTTACTCAGTTGATCTCTGCCCCTGTTACAGCATCTATCAGTGTACCTTCTCAAATAAATGAATTCTTTGCCCAATATCAAAATTTATTCTTTGAAATCCCAAAATTTGGCCAAACAAACTCACACGAATATCTAATAAAGACCAGTGGAGAATATGTTGGAGAAATCAGAACAGACGACACAGTAAATGCTTTACTTGAAGAAATAACTCAAGTAAGACAAGAAAATTTAGATCTTCAACAGCAACTATTTCAAATATCTCGAAATACAACCAATACACAATGACAGAAATAGTTAACATACAAAATATTGATCCTATTACATTTGAGTTGCAAACATACTCGCCTGAGGATACTTCTTTGATTACATCAAACGATATTCCAACTCGATTTAACCCAGAAACAGATTATTTAGAGTATTTTATATACGATTTAAATAGAAATATTTTAGTAGAAAATGTTACTGGTTATCCTAATTTTACTCTTTTAGATAATCAAGTTACTATAGACCCGGAAGCTGATTTGAGAGCTTTTGGTTTTACAGAAGGACAATATAATACAGCGTATAATTTTTTAAGACATCGCCTAGCATCAACCGCATTAAATAGATACTATATTGACCAAATCAGTGCGGATAGAACTGAAGTAAGACTTAATACCACAGCTATACCTAATGTTGAAGTATCTGCTAGCGCAATTATATTTTCTCAAGATATTCAAAACACACAAGGTGGCTATCTAGACTTTTATTTAGATTTTGGAAACAATCAGTTAGTAATAGCAAATAATGTATTATTAGATAATTCTAATCCTGATGATCCTACAGTTCTGATAAAACTATACGAAGCACTTCCCCCACAATTTGATATAAAGAGTGAATGTTGGGTAGTTGAGCAAATAGCAGAATCTGTAGCTTACAATATCAATATTACTCCTGTATTCAGTATTGAAGATGATAATATTCCTTTAAAAGGACCAAATTATAATTTATCCATATCAGATCAAATTAATAATTCTACACAATATGCTAGTCTTTCTTCTCTAACAGCTACAACATCCGCTACAGGATCAGGAAGTTTAAGATACCAATTAAATAGTTTATTAGCAGAAAATAACGTTGAATTAAATATAGACTATTCTAGCTACGATAATTTTATTCATTTCTCTTCTGCCCAAACTCGCCTAGAAAATTTTTATTATAAGCTAGCCTTAATAGAACAATATACTTATAGTGCTAGTTTATCAGTTAATACTACTACAAACTACTATGTTTCTTCTAGTAATGTAATATACCAAGCAAAAATAAATGAAATTATAACTAATTTTGATGGCTAAAACAAATAGTACACCCCCATACACAAATGCTTCTACAGCTAATCCTGGGGTAGGGTATACTTGGTTTATATCTCAATCGGCTGTAGCAGAACTATACGATAGTGAAAATAACAATGCTTTAGTAAATGCTATTCCTTCTTATCTAAGAGACGATCCAAGCAACGCACAATACGAATTGTTTGTTGAAATGATAGGTCAACATTTTGATAATGTATTTTCCTATTTACAAGGAGTTACCGAGAAATACAATGCAGATAACCGATTAAACTATGGTGTATCTAAGGATTTAGTAGCAGATATATTACGCGATTTAGGCATTAAAATATACCAAAATAATTTCTCAACAGACGATTTATATGCTGCTTTAATTGGTATTACCCCTTCAGGCAGTTTATATAATTTACCTTATACAACACCTTCTTTACCTGCCCCAACAGGATTTGAATATATCACAACATATGTTACTGCTTCTGCTACTGGTTCTTTGCAACCTGTTGATGATATAAACAAATCAATATATAAAAGAATATATCACAATTTGCCTTATCTTTTAAAGAAAAAAGGTACTGTAGAGGGTTTAAGAGCAATCATAACATTATATGGTATTCCCGATACTATTCTAAGAATAAACGAATATGGAGGTAAAGATAAAGACAACGCAAATGATTGGGATTATTGGTATGATCAATATAATTATGCTTATACACAGAATGGAAATAATTTTATTTCATCTTCTTGGGCACTAAACTCAAGTTGGGTTTCTGAAAATAACCGCCCAGGATCTATAGCATTTAGGTTTAAAACTAATGGATTACCTACATCCAATATTCCATATTCTCAAAGTTTATGGTCAATTTCGGGGCCTAGTGGTCAGGCGGCTATTGTTTTAACATATACTGGATCTGGGTATGCTACTTCGTCCTTTATATCTAGCAGTGCTGATCCCATAAATTCATATTATCAATATGCTAGATTAGATTTTATACCAAATATAGCTTCTTTAGGAACTTCTGCTAGCGTATACTTACCCTTCTTTAATGGAGGTTGGTGGTCAGTTATGTTAACTAGTGGTAGTAATTTTATTTTATATTCAAAAGATTCAATATATAATGGGTATGATGGAAACCAAATAGGATTTCAAGCTTCTGGTTCAGTAGTAGGTAACAACTCAATTTGGATAGCTACAAATACTTCATTTTTTGGGTCATCTAGTTTAGCCAATTACAACAGATTTTCGGGCTCATTCCAAGAAATCAGATACTACACTGTCCCTATAAGCGAAAGCGTATTTGATGATTACGTAATGAATCCTAATTCCATTGAAGGAAACGGGACAAATCAAGGACCAAATCAACTTGCTTTTAGAGCATCTTTAGGTGGAGAACTATATACTGGTTCAACCTCAATACACCCTAAAGTAACAGGATCTTGGGTTGCAACTTCGTCGTTTGCAAGCAATAGCAATTTTTTCTATAGTGGATCTCCTGTATTCGTATCAAATACACAATCTGTGTTCTTTGATCAGCCTCCTGTTGGTATAAAAAATCCTGTAGCTGATAAAATTAAGCAACAAAGCCTTTCCCTTCCATATAGCAGCAGTTTAGCAAATATCCCCGATAATACAACTTTATCTAATGTCAGATCTATACAACAAGATTATGCGATTAGTCAAAGTTATACAAGAGATGTAAACTATGTTGAGGTAACATTTTCGCCACAAAACGAAATAGACGATGATATCAGTTCACAAATTGGATTTATCAATATTGGAGAATATATTGGTGATCCTAGATTAGTATCTTCATCTGCAGAAACATACCCTCCACTAGATGCTTTGCGAAATGCTTATTTTGAAAAATATACTCATAATTACGATATAAACGATTATATAAGACTTATCAAATTTATAGATAATTCTTTATTTAAAATGTTACAAGATTGGACCCCTGCTCGAGCAAGTCTAGCCTCAGGAATAGTAATCAAACAACATTTACTTGAAAGAAATAAATACCCTGTTCCCCAAGCTACCCCAAATACCCCAATAGCATATTATGGAAGTGGAAGTGGAAATATAGCGTGGGATACTCCATTTACTTTCCAAAATCTTGTAGTTTCAGGTGCCGGTATTAGAATGTATGAAGTTACAGGAAGTAACGCTGGTGTGTTTCCAAACTTAAATGGACAAACATCATCTGTAATACTCCCGGGGAATTATAATTCAACATTAACCCAAGTTTGGTCTGGTGCAACACCATCAATAGAAGGTCCTGTTGCATTTACACAATCTTCTCAAGTAGAATTTTTCAATGGGGAATTAAGTGGTTCAAATCTTGTGGTAACAAACGGAGATTTAAATGGAGGTAATCCGTTTTTAAACGTCAATACTACAATATTAGCATATACAGCGTCGTATTACGACGATACTTTGGTTCCCGCTGGTAATTTCTTAAATATAAATACTTCACCAAACAATGGGGAAATATATTTATTATACGATGGAACAGCTACATTTCCTTCAACCCCATCAGCCCCATCAAATATATAAAATATAAAAAATGGCTTTTTTTACCCTAGGAGTTAAATACATAAAAATAGCACGCTACGATGCTTTTGGCAATGATAACTATCAATCGCTGCGCCAATTAGACAATATTAGAATTAATACTGTTGATAAAGGTATTATAGATTACCCTGTAGTTGCTATAACAGAATATCCAAGCTCATCTTTGAATGGCCCATATTTCTTATACCAGATAGTTACTACTAATGTAACATCTAGCACTAATAATCAGATATTAAATTATAGGGTAAGTGCTAGTAGAAACGTTAGTTTTACTATGAATAATGGGGATGAAGTATATCTTACAAATCTTACTGAATCTGTTGATAATTTAAATTACTTTAATCCTATTACAGGAGTATATACTTTAGGGAATACTCCTAATATTCCTTTAACATATACTGCTTCTGTACAATGGAATGGATCTCCAAATTCTACTAGAGTATATGCTGCTATAGCATTATTAAATAATCAAGGAACAGCTTTAGAATTTATGGGTGGAGGGTATAGTGATTATGCTACTTCTCTTTCCACTTTTACTTTTAGTGGATCTTTTACCCCAATAGAAGGACAACAATATCAATTATATCTAGGTAATCTAGGTAATTTCTTTGGTTTTAATTTTAATATTAATACTGCTAGCTTATCATTTACCCAATCTACTACCCCAGTACCAGGTATAGGAGCCCAAACCATCCTAGAACCATACATTACAACCCAATTCATTAACTCAGATTACGATGTGTTAATGAATAACGCTGTAATAAACAGACCTAATTCACTTTT